ACTCTATTATACCTAGAAGGTCAGATAGATGTATCACAGTATACTGATAGTAGTGGTAACAAAAAGTTTAATACATCAATTCTAATACCAAGATATTCTGGTGTTATGAAGATGTTAGGTGGTAAACAGGGTAGTAAGATAGACAATACCATTGAAGAAATCAATGATGATGCTCTACCTGATGATCCAATACCATTTTAAAGTTTCGTGATACTGAGTAGCTCTCGGTATCGGCTGACTGAACAACTCTTTAACAGAGGGGTAAGGTACACTTGAGATGAAGTATGGGCAAATGCCTGAGGTAATCAAGGGTGGTTGTTAGTAGACATGATGGAACAGTCTATCTGTAGTCGAAAGCTTGTGGGTGAGAAACTAATCCCACGCCTTCAGCGAATTGAGTTTCCCCTGAGTTATGTAAGGTAGAACCTTCACCTAGCTAGGTTGATGGGGATTAAATATATGGTTCGGACAAAGGACAACGCAGTCATCCTGGAAAACCGATTAAATTTATTCCAGGTTTGTGAATTGACACAATATAAACAAAGCCATATATATACTACATGGTACTTAAATCTCAACTTGATGAGTTAATAGAAACTTTAACTGATTATACTACATATCTTAAACAGTTCGGATATGACAAAGATACTATATTCTGTGCCTATGCAGTAGTTGCTATGCACCTAACTGGTGAAAAAAGCACTAAGAATATTGGTAGATCTATTATGAAAAAGGTTAAAAGTATTAATGTTGTACAGAGTACAAATCATACAGTTCATTAGCATATTCTAAAGCATCTAAATCATAGTATTCCCAAAATCTATGTTCTGGTTTATACTTACCCCATGTCAGTTCCGAATGATGTTCAAAACATAAAGGTACTACAAGCTGATTAGATCTTTTAAATTGAACCTGAGAACCTCGTAAGTGATGGACATTCATTGGTGTATTTGATGTACAACCTGGTATGCAACATCCATGTTCGATTATTTTTAAAAAAAATTTTTTTTCTTTAGATGTATATTTGCCCATCCCAAGAACCATCCTTCCTTAATAACATTGGTATTAAGTATGGTACACCATTTATGATGCAACCACAAGATAGTATTGGTTTCGCTACATTAATTTTCATATAAGCCATAGCTAAAGATGTTTTATTTACTAAACAACCCACAGACATACCCCAGTTCAAATGAAAGTCATTACCTACATACTCTATATTTGACTGCGTGTGATAATGTCCTTGACATACCGAAGCAGACATAAGTTGTACTGACTTTACAATATTCTTAGATACCTGGTGTGCAAAGTATATTCTACCGAGTTGATTATTCTCCCAATGATACTCTTTCCATTTCCACCGAGATGATACATCAAGTATCTCATTGTAGTCTTTTAAAAAGAACTTAGACATTCCCTTTGCCATAGCTCTACGCAGTACCATAGATCCATGATTAGATTCTAGTAACAGCATATCTGGATACATCTTTTCCAGTTTCTTCATCCAGAACTTACCGACTTCTAGTTCATCAGCAGCAGAAGGCAGATCTGGATTGATAACATGACTAACATTAATAGAGTGCCAATCCATCTCATCCCCTATGTTTATAACTTTATCCCAAGAATACCTAGTTTTTAGTTTGTTTAGGAAAGAAAAGCTATCAGGGTGATGATATGGTATATGTAGGTCAGAAATCACTAAAATTTTGTCCATATTTCCTGTTTTAAGGACTGTAGGACTATGTTTTAATTTTTTCGTGTATGATCTACTTCTCTTTTTTAAACTTGTCTGCGATCTTTTCACCTGATCTACCAATAGTATATCCTCCGATACCTACTAAGATAATATTTAGTAGAGAGTTTTGTACAGATTCTGGAATATTAGGTGCAGTATAACCGAACCAATGGGCAACCATCAAACCAGCAAAGACCAACATCATAATAGGTCGCCAGTTTCTTTGTAGAAAACCACCTTGTGCTTCTGTTTGTATAATTTTAGCAGCTCCTTCAAGCTCTGCAAGTTCACCAGATATAATCTTTTCTTGAACTTTTGCTTTTAGTTTGTCTGCTTCTCCTTTGTTATCAACAACCTTATCTATGGTTTTGAATACAGCTCCTGCTACAGGACCAAGTAAATTAAGCAACATCTATCTCCCTCATAGCTAATGCTAATGCCGAAGCTCTATTTGGTGTTTGACGATACCAAAGAGAATCAATCATTTCGTCAGAAGCATCAGTATATCTACCATCACTAAGTGCAGATAACATACCTTTGAATTTAGATACACCACCTTCACCCATCTGATAGACCATTTCTATTATTATTTCTTTTGCATTTGTATCTATATCAATGTCACCTAGTACACGATCTGCACCTTCACAAGCAGTTTGGAAATCTTTTTCAAACAGTTTATTCCAACCTTCTTCAGTAGTGGGGATCTCTTCTCCAGGTATTATTTTATGACCATAGCCACCAGTATCGAAACCTTCCGAACACTTATAGACATCAACTCTATAGCCTTCGTGTTTCTTTATTCGTTCTTTTAGTTCCTCAAATGGCATCTACTTGTTTTTGTGTACAGAATCCTGATACATACAAATCTTTGTTTTCTCTGATACTGTATCTAAAGTTATCCACATGTGCAAGGCATTGTTGCACATTCTCAAACTCAACTTCTAAGGGTTCTACTACACAAGTGTTTTCAAGGGATGTTGTTAGTGATTGAACACAGAATATAATAACTACAAAAAACTTCATTTTATCTGGGTTATTATTAGTGCTAATAGGTTTGAGAATACAAGGAAACCTACAGACCACATGACTTTCTTAATCATACCCAGATCTTGCTCTATATGTTTGAGGTGATTAGATTTGATAATCTCGATATCCTTCTTTATTAACAGGATATCTTTTTCTAATTTATTTATTTTCTCCGACTGACTTGGCATTATCCATACTCTCTATTTTTTGTGATAGATTCAGATTCTTAAATTTATTAAGTTCTGTTGTTAGGTGCATATTCATTTCTTCTTCTTCAGTTAGTCTTAATATCTTTTTAGTTAGGTAAGTGATAAATATCTCTTGCTCATCAATTACCTTCTGTAATTTTGTTGTTTGCCTTTTGTTGGCTCTGGCTTCTTTACGCCATTTATTAACTTCTTTCTCATGTTCAGTCATTACTTTACTTTACTCATTGATCTAATAAATTCAACACCTTCTATAGTTTCTATCTGTGCTTCTACTCGTACACATTCTATTCTTGCTGTATCAGATTGCATGTTCCGTGTCATAATTCTTTTCTTTTCAAGACAATCTTTGACACCATCAGTAACAGTATGTTCTATCATAGTACCACCAGAGAATAATAATAATGCTATAATTACTTTAGTTACCATTGTTTCTTACTTTATCTTTTAGTGCTTCTATATCTTTCAATGCTTTTTCCATATCAGTTTGTAATCTTGTTATATTAACTTTGTTGTGGCTCATATCTTCTAAGTCATCAGATATATCTTCTACTTGTTCTGATACAAATTCTAATAACATATACTGTTCCTGATCTACAGGAGTTTGGTCAGCAGCTTTTACAAGGTCAGCTTCAAATAGTGTTTGCCTGGTTTCGATAGTATTTAGTCTTTCTAAAATACCGAAATATGCCCATACAGCAGTTGCTACTGCACCTAATAAACCTAAAAGATTCTTTATAGGTAAGCCTATTTCTGTCTTTTCAGATAGACTAGGCATTACCTACATACACATTCGCCATTACAATATTCACACATTGTTTACTCCTTTGGATTATCTGCTTTTACTTGTGCAATTCTAGCTTTCCAAGCATCCATATCTTTATAGATCTCATCAAGCTGATCGCCAATATCACCATATGCAGCTCTACGAGTAGCTCTTATGGTATTGTTGTTTTCTAATGTATCACCATCAGATGAATAAGTAGCAAGTTGGTCATCAGTTGGTTGTGCAATATCTAAGTTCCATTCTTTGATATATGGACCTTTACCATCTGAATCATCTTGCAATAAAACATCTTTAGTAAAATCTACATCAGATACACCATTAGCTTCTGCGTAAAGTTTTATTGTAGTTGATAGTTGTGCCATTTGTTTTTCCTTTCTT